ATCGAGCTTTAATACTTAGAAGGTCAATGCCAGAGCTCAGAGAGCTTATAGATAAATCTAGGGAATTGTATCCAAAAGCATTTCCCGGAGCTAAGTTTAGAGAAGTAGAAAAGTTATGGAACTTTCCTTCAGGAGCTAAAATAGAATTTGGATTTTTAGAACGAGATGCAGATGTGTATCGTTATCAAGGACAAGCCTATAGTTGGATTGGTTTTGATGAAATAACACATTTACCAACAGAGTTTGGTTGGAATTATCTAGCATCTAGGTTAAGAACAACCGACCCAGCACTGCCAACGTATTTACGTTGCACGGCTAACCCCGGAGGAGTTGGTGCACATTGGGTTAAAAAAAGGTATGTTGAACCTTCAGACCACAATAAAACATTTGTTGGTAATGATGGTTTAACTAGAAAGTTTATTCCAGCAAGATTACAGGATAATCCTTTTCTTGCAGAAGACGGAGAGTATGAAAGAATGTTACTCTCGTTACCAGCAGTACAGCGAAAGCAACTGCTAGAGGGTAACTGGGATATTAGTGAAGGTGCAGCCTTTGCTGAGTTTGACCCTAACATTCATGTCATACCACCTTTTGATATTCCTACATGGTGGGAAAGAACAAAAGGAATTGACTACGGTTATGCTTCGGAAAGTTGTTGTCTTTGGGCAGCAGTAGACCCAGAAGATAAAACAATTATAGTTTATCGAGAACTATATCAAAAAGGTCTTACTGGTGAAGTCTTAGGTGATAGAATAACTGATTTAGAAATGAATGAAGTTAAATCTATTACTGGAGTTTTAGATACTGCAGCATGGTCAAGAACAGGATATACAGGTCCTACGATTGGTGAAATACTAATTAAAAAAGGACATAAACTTAGAAGAGCTGATAAGAATAGAATAGCTGGTAAAATACAAATACACGAACATTTGCGACAAAATAACGAAACAGGTAGACCAAGATTGCAAATAACAAGTAGTTGTGTTAATTTAATAAAAGAATTACAAAGTCTACCATTAGCGAGTTCTAATCCAGAGGATGTAGATACTCATTCGGCTGACCATGCTTATGATGCTTTGCGTTATATGATTATGGGTAGACCTAAACTAGACCATCCTTATGATAGGATGTTAAGAATTAAAACATCTGGATATATACCTTCAGATGATAAATTTGGATATTAATGGCAGACAACGATAATACATTTTTAACCGCTAATAACATCTATGAAGAAGTAGAGGGTGAAGCTGGTAAAAATTTAAATTTAGAAGAAGACCAACGTATAAATTTAGTTGGTACTATTCTTGATAGATTTTATAAAGCAGAAGATGCTCGAAGGTCTGATGAACGTAGATGGTTACGAGCTTACGAAAATTATCGTGGACTTTATGGTAAAACTGTAAAGTTTAGAGAATCTGAAAAATCTAGAATATTTGTTAAAATAACTAAAACAAAAGTACTTGCTGCTTTTGGACAATTAGTAGATGTTATTTTTGGTACAGGTAAGTTTCCAATAGGTATTGCAGAAACTAAATTACCAGAAGGCGAAAAAGAAAATGCTTATCTAGATATTGAAAATCCTACTCCCGGATTAGAGTCAGGAGAAATACCAGATAATTTTGGTAATAGATTAGAAGACCCTATTATAGAAAATCCATACGATGTTGGTTTTGAAGGTGATGGTAAAACTTTAAAACCCGGAGCAACTTTAGGAACTGGTTTTTTTGAAGACAGTATTGAAAATCAATTAGATGAAGCAGGATTATTAAAAGAAGGATTAACACCTAATCCACAAATTCCAGAAATATCTCTAGCAGCAAAAGCTGCAAGAAGAATGGAAAAATTAATCCATGACCAAATAGAAGAATCTAATGGGTCATCAGAAATAAGAAATGCTCTTTTAGAATCTGCATTACTTGGTACAGGAATTGTCAAAGGTCCATTTAATTTTAATAAAACTTTAAATAAATGGAATTATAATGAAGAAGGTGAAAGAGAATATAATCCTCTTGAAGTTAGAGTACCAAGAATAGAATTTGTAAGCTGTTGGGATTTTTATCCAGACCCTGCAGCAACTAACATAGAAGAATGTGAATATGTAATACATAGACACAAAATGAATCGTAGTCAACTAAGGCAATTAAGAAATATGCCTTTTTTTGATAAAGAAGCTATTAGAGAATGTTTAAGACTAGGAGCTAACTACGAAGAAAAAAGTTTTGAAGCTCAACTAAAAGATGATTCTACAGTTGATGAAGAATACTCTTCAAACTTTGAAGTCCTTGAATACTGGGGTATTATGGATGCAGAGTATGCTAGAGAAGTTGGTATTGAACTACCTAAAAGTGTAGATGATTTAGATGAGATACAAATTAATGCATGGATATGTGGTGGTAAATTATTACGAGCAGTAATAAATCCATTTACACCTTATCGTATTCCATACAATGCTTTTCCTTATGAAAGAAACCCCTATAACTTTTTTGGTATAGGTATCGCTGAGAATATGGATGATTCTCAACAAATTATGAATGGTCATGCTCGGATGGCTATTGATAATTTAGCATTAGCTGGTTCATTAGTATTTGATGTTGATGAATCGGCTCTTGTAGGTGGACAGAACATGGAAATATATCCGGGTAAAATATTTAGAAGACAAGCAGGAGTACCGGGTCAATCTATATATGGCTTGAAGTTTCCTAACACTGCACCAGAAAACATGATGATGTTTGATAGGTTTAGACAGTTAGCAGATGAACAAACAGGTATTCCTAGTTATTCGCATGGACAAACTGGAGTACAAAGTATGACACGAACTGCTTCAGGTATGTCAATGTTATTGGGGGCTGCTAGTTTAAATATTAAAACAGTTATTAAAAATCTTGATGACTTTTTATTAAAACCACTTGGCGAAGCTTACTTTCAATGGAACATGCAGTTTTTTGAAGGTGAAGTTGATGTGGTAGGTGATTTAGAAGTTAGAGCAACTGGTACTAATAGTTTAATGCAAAAAGAAGTTAGAAGTCAAAGATTGACAATGTTCTTACAAACTGCACAAAATCCAACTATTGCACCATTTGTTAAAGTTTCTAAATTAATTAGTGAACTTGCCTATAGCTTAGACTTAGACCCTGATGAAATATTAAATGACCCAGAAGAAGCAGCTATGATGGCATCAATTATAGGAATGCAAAATGCTCAACAAAACACAGGCGAAGAAGCTCAACCCGGTAGTCAACAACCCGCAGGTATGGGAGGTGCTGGAGCAGTACCTCAAGGACCGCAAAGCGTTGGAGTTACAGGCACTGGCGGTGGCAACATCGGAATCGGAAATGTTCCGGTTGCAGGGGAAGATAGCTTCTCTGGTACACTTAGAGGCTCTGCCCCAACAAGTGAAGGAAGCCCTGAATAGAATAGAGGAATAAATATGTTAATGCCAGATGAAATAGAAAGAGAGCTTAAACAAGAAGCTTTAGATGCTGCTATACGAATTGCAAAGAGAGATGCTAAAGATATACAAAAAGAACCTAAAATATTTGATGGATTTTTAGGATTAGGAAAAGGAAAAAATACTTTTTTTGATATAAATAAACTTAGTAATGATAGAGGTTTAAATTTATCAACACAAGAAATAGCAAAAATAATTAATGATAGTTATCAAGAACTTGAGTTACCAAATAAATTTGATATTTCAATATTACCTAAAAAATATAGAAAACAAATGCAAGACGGTGGTGAATTACAAAATCCTGAAAAAGCTGATTTAGATAATGATGGTAAACTATCTTCTTATGAAGAAGCTAGAGGTAAAGCTATTGAAGAAAATATGCGAGAAGCAAAGCAAGAAGGTGGAACAGCAATAGATAATCAAATGGCAGATATGATGCCAGAAGAAAAAACAGAAGAACAAAAAGCTATTGAAAACGCACAAGTTTCAGATGAAATGATGGAAGAAAACTATGTAGACTTTTTAATAGATGAAGCATTAGATGATGAAGAAGAAGAAATGCTTATGGAAGAATTACAAGCAAATCCAAAACTTAGTATGTTATTTGACAAAGTTATGGAAGTTGCAATGGAATTTTCAGGCTCAGGACCTGTTGAAGGTCCGGGCTCGGAAGTCTCTGATTCGATACCTGCAAGGTTATCGGATGGAGAGTTTGTCTTTACTGCTAAATCAGTAAAAGAAATCGGAGCTGATAATTTAATGGCAATGATGAAACAAGCTGAAGCTCAAGCAGACCAAAGACAAATGGCTCAAGAAGGTGGACTAATGGAAGAAGAAGAAACTGCTATGCCGGTTCAACAAGAACCAGTAAGGCAGGATATTCGTGTTACCAAAGAAACAGTTGGTTCTCAAGCTAGTATGCAAGAGGAAGACGATTTAGTTGGTGATGAACTTAAAAAGCAAATGCTTTCCGGAAGACCACATGTTAGAAGCTAGGTGATAAAGCCACCCTGTTTACAGGCACTTTATCTTATTTAAACTGAAAGGCGACCTTTACAAGACAAGCCCTGCAAGTGCACACGCAGCTACCTTGTTAAACGAAGCCCTGAGTAGGAGTATAAAATGACAGAAGAAGTCAAAACTAAGGAACAGCCAAATCCTTATAATTTAAAAAAATCTTGGCACGAAGGTACTGATAAACCTTTTCAGTCATCAGAGCAGTTATACTTTGAAGACCCATCAGAAAAAAATAAATTATTTAAATCTGATGATGTTAACGAAGCAGAACAAGCTGGTAATGTTGAAGTAGAAAATCTGGAAACTACTAAGGATGAACCTTACAAAAAACCAGACTACAAAAAACGTTACGATGACTTAAAAAAACATTATGATAGTAAACTTAATGAGTTTAAAATCAGAGAGCAAGAGCTTTTAAATGAAGCAGCTAGTAATAGACCTGCTTATCAAGCTCCTAAAACTGAAGAAGAACTTGAAGAGTTTAAAACAAAATATCCTGATGTTTTTGAGGTTGTTGAAACAGTAGCTCACATGCAAAGTGAATCTAAGGCAAAAGTTCTAGAAGAACGTCTTAGTCAACTCCAAGAACGTGAAGCTCAAATGTTAAGACAATCTGCAGAAGAAAGGTTAATGGAAAAACATCCTGACTTTAATGAAATTAGAAACAGTGATGATTTTCATGCATGGGCAAAAGAGCAACCCCAGTCTATACAAGATTGGATTTATAATAACTCTGATAACCCTGATTTAGCTAGTCGTGCATTAGATTTATTTAAAAAAGATTTAGGAATAGAAGCTGAACCTAAAAAGACAACTTCTAAAAAGACCAAATCTGCTGCTGATATGGTATCTACTAAAACAACAAGTGTAGAACCTAAAAGCGAAAAGGTATGGTCTGAAAGGGAGATTGCTGCAATGAGTATGGATGAGTTTGATAAACACGAAGCTGAAATCAGCGAAGCCATGCAACAAGGCAGAATCGTTAAATAAAACTATAAACACAAAGGAGTACTGTTATGGCTCAATTTTTTGAACCTTCAACTGATACTGATGCTAACTTTGCAAACTCCGTAAGTGGACAAACTAATAGTTTTTTCCTACCTAAGATATATTCCAAAAAGGTTTTAAACTTTTTTAGGAAAGCGTCTGTGGTTGAAGCTATTACTAACACCGACTATGCTGGTGAAATTTCTGCTTTCGGAGACTCAGTTAGGATTATTAAAGAACCTGTTATTTCCGTATCGGACTACACAAGAGGTTCTGACACTACTCAAACAAAGTTAACTGACCAAGAGATAACTTTGGTTGTAGATAGTGCTAAGGCTTTCAAATTCATCGTAGATGATATTGAAACTAATATGTCACACGTTAACTTCAAAGAAGTAGCAACTTCTTCTGCAGCTTACGCATTAAGAGATTCTTATGATGCTGCAGTGATTGCTTCTATGTTCTCTGGAGTATCTACATCTTCACCTGACCACGTTTTAGGTGCTGATGCATCTGCTGCTACTCAAACTATGGGTCAGCATCAAGGTGGTTCTAACGCTATCGACCTTTTAGGTTCTGATGGTACTGGAACTGACCCGTTAGATGTGATGTCTTTTATGGCTAAGTTACTAGATGAGCAAAGCGTTCCTGAAGAAGGAAGATGGTTCGTTGCACCACCTTCATTCTACAATGAACTTGCACAATCTGGTTCTAAGTTATTGTCTGTAGACTTTAACGCAGGTCAAGGCTCTATAAGAAATGGTCTTGTATCTAGTGGTAAACTAAGAGGATTTGACATGTACAAATCTAATAATGTTGCTGCTACTAGTACATCTACTGGTAAGATTCTTGCCGGTCACATTTCTTCTACTGCAACTGCACAAACTATTATCTCAACTGAAGTGTTGAGAGACCCAACTTCGTTTGGTGACATAGTTCGTGGATTGCACGTATACGGAGCTAAGGTCCTTAGACCAGAAGCTTTAGTATCTGCTTTCTACACAGTAGACTAAATATAATTGGGGGAGTCTTCGGACTCCTCCTTTTTAGGAGAATAACATGGAAAAAATTATGTATTACGAAACTATTCATCAGAAAGAAGAAAAATGTTCTGAGATGGTAGGTCACAATACTATGAGATTCGAATACGAAGAATCTAAAGGAGAAAAATAATGGAACACGGTAAGAAAAAAATGATGTACGGTGGTATGTCAAAAAAGAAAAAGATGATGTACGGTGGTTCTGCTCGTAAGAATATGAAGCACGGTGGTCCTCACAAAAAAATGGACAGAATTGGCATGGCTATGGGTGGTGCTATGGAAGTTCAAAAACCTAACTAAAATGAAAGTTGCAGCTCCAAAAGGTTATCACTGGATGAAGCAGCCAAATGGCAGTTATAAATTAATGAAGCACTCTGGAAAGTTTGTTAAACATAAGGGTGCTTCATTAAAAGCAGATTTCAAGATACAAAAAGTTCATAAAAAATAATGGCAACTACATATTTAGACTTAACTAATGAGATACTTAGAGAACTAAACGAAGTTCCTTTAACTTCTACAAACTTTGCAAGTGCTGTAGGTTTTCAACAGTTTGTCAAAGACTCTATAAACAAAGCTATCTTTGACGTAGCAAATGAAGAACCACAGCTACCGTTCTTTTCCGCAGGATTAAGTGGAGCAACAGACCCGTTTTATGGTAATACAACTGTTGCGACAGTAGCTGGACAAAGATGGTATACATTAAAAGCTGATAGTTCTAGTTTAACTACAGACTTTGCATCTATTGATTGGGATGATTTTTATATTACTACAATCAATGTTTCTGGTGAGTCAGCTCCGTTTGTTTCTAATGGGTTAAAACATATTAACCTTGAAGAATGGCGAAGATTTTTAAGAGACCCAGAAAATGCAGACGATGCAAATACTCAAGCTTATGGTGAGCCTAAATATGTATTTAAATCCCCAGACAGTAGAAAGTTTGGACTAAGTCCGATACCGGACAAAGTTTATAATGTACACTTTTATGCATTTAATAGACCAACAGCATTGAGTGCTTTTGGTGACGAAATAGTTTTTCCAGAACAATACAGCAATGTAATTACAGCTAGAGTTAGATACTATGTGTGGCAGTTTAAAGAAAGTCCACAACAAGCTGCATTTGCTTTAGAAGATTATAAAAAATCATTAAAACACATGAAGTCAAGTTTAATTAATCCTACTCCAAGAACTATGGTAGATGACAGACTTTATTATTAGGAGATATAAATGACAACTAAAATACCTGTAGAATTATCAAGTACTCCCGGAATATCTGATAGTAGTGATGCTACGGCTATAACTATTGATAGTTCTGAAAATGTTGGCATAGGGGTTACAACTCCTTTTAGTCAAACACAAATTACAGAAACAGGATGGTCAAGCGGTGCACCATATGGAACAGTTTTAACAGTAACAGGTAATAATACTAATGATGCTAACTGGGGTCATTTGTTAATTACTGATAGCTCAACTGGAACAGGTAATGGTGGAATGCTTCGATTTGCAGTAGGGTCAACTTCATCAGACATATCTCCACATTCAGGAATTGATGGATTTACTGAAGGTTCTAATTATGGTGGATTAAAATTTTTAACAAGACCTAATGGTGGTACATCAACAGAAAGAATGAGAATTACATCTGCTGGTAATGTTGGTATTGGAACTACAAGTCCTGACAGAATGCTTCATGTAAAAGGTACTGCAACAAGCACAGTAGCAAAATTTGCTAATACAGGTAATGTTGTCTATATAGAACTAAATGCAGCAGACCAAGTGGGAGGTGATGCAGGTTACATAGCCTATAACAACACTAAAGATATGT